ATCAGCAATACAAACATCACTGCTGCAACATTAAACACCACAGGCAGTGCACAGGTCAACAGCATTGCATCAAACACCACCATACAGAGCGCAGGCACTGCAACAGTTGGTACACTCTACAGCAATGGTTTCATACAGACATCTAGTAGTTTAACTGCAGGCAGCTTGAACAGCAACGGTGCTATCATAGGCAGCGGTATCACCAGCAACAGCACCATTCAGTCAGCTGGCATAATAAATGGCCAGGATATCGTCAGCAATGCTACGATCACTGCAGGTACTGCACTGGTAGCAGGTAGCATCACCAGCAACAGCACCATTCAGTCAGCTGGCAAGGCCTACTTCAATGATCTCTACAGCAATACCAATGTACATGCCGCTGGCACCATAACCGGTAACGCTATCAAAAGCAACACATTCGTTCACGCTATAGGTGAGGTAACCGGTGGATCGCTGATCAGCAACAGCACTATACAAGCCGCTGGTACCGCTACAGTAAATGGTTTGATCAGCAATACCAACATAACCACTGCTACGCTGAACTCTACTGGTGTTACACAGGTTAACAGTTTGATCAGTAACACCACTATACAGTCAACTGGCGTAGCACAGGTAGGCGAGCTCTACAGCAATCTCAGCATACATGCCATAGGTAATATCACAGGTAATGCGCTCAAGAGCAACACGTTCATACAGGCCGTGGGTACCATAACAGGCGGTACCATCAACAGCAATGGCAACATCCAATCATCTGGTACAGCCGTAGTCAATGCGCTGATCAGCAATAACAACGTGTTTGGAACCAGCCTACAGACCAGTGGGCGTGCTACAGTAAACGATCTAGTCAGCAATACCAACATTACAACTGCGTCGTTGGATGCGTATGGCAACGTGCAAGTGGGTGCATTGATCAGCAACACTACCATACAGGTAGATGGTACAGCGACTGTTAACTCTCTGATCAGCAACACCAATGTGTTTGGTGCTACCCTGCAGAGCAGTGGCACTAGCCATCTGGCCAATCTCATAGTCAACACCAACATAACGACCAACCTGTTGAACGTGACTGCTGAGGCAGTGCTCAGCGATGTGATCAGCAACAACAACATCACCACAGCCACTCTCAATACCACTGGCGTTGCACAGGTTAACAGTTTGATCAGCAATACCACTATACAGTCAACCGGCGTTGCACAGGTTGGAGAGCTCTACAGCAATCTCAACATACATGCCATAGGCACTATCACTGGTAATGCGCTCAAGAGCAACACGTTCGTGCATGCCATTGGCCAGATAGTAGGCGGATCGATAGTCAGTAACACTGACATATCAACACAGACTCTTGGTGCCAGCGGGCTAATAGTAGCTCAAGACATTCACAGTAATAATACCATACAGAGCGCTGGTACTACAACGGTCAACGAGTTGATCAGCAATACCACTGTGACAGCTGGTAACGGCTTGATTGCCACAGCAGGCGGACTGCGAGTGACTGGCAATACCAGCATTGCTGGCAACGCATATGTCAGTGGTAACTTATATGTCGGCGGCAATATCATAACCGTTAATGCCAGCGAGCTGGATGTAACTGGACCAATCATATTCGTAGCTAATGCCAATCCAGGCGATGTCTGGGATCTGGGGTTGGTTGGTAATTATAACACTACCGATCGCTTCTATACAGGTATCACTCGAGATTACATCAACGGTGCGTGGACTGTGTTTGATACAGCTGCTACCAAACCAACACTTACCGTAGACTGGACCCAACCGGGACTGACCTACGGTGCGTTCATCGCAGGTAACATCAACGCAGCCGGTCAAACAGCCAGCATCAGCAGTGAAACTGGCGCTATTACGATATTTGGTGGCGGCGGTCTAGGAGTAGGTGGTGCTATCAATGCCGGTGATCAGATAGCTACTACTGCTGGGTTGAACATCGGTGCAACAGCCACGGTTGATGCACTGATCAGCAACACCACCATACAGGCCTCAAGCGACGCAGTATTTGGCTCGGTTACCAGCAACAGCACCATACAGAGCGCAGGTTCTGCTACAGTTGATTCGTTGGTTAGTAATAACAGCATCAGTGCCAGCAGCTTGCAGGTCACCAATGGTGTCATAGTCAACAGCCTAACCAGCAACACGTTCATACAATCTGCAGGGTTGACTACTACACAGACCTTCCGTAGCAACAGTGCCGCCACCATAGGCGGTAACTTGGTGGTCAATGGCAATGTATTGATCACAGACAGCACACCTACCACTGATTACAACACGGGTGCACTGGTAGTCAATGGCGGCGTTGGTGTTAATGGCAACATACATGCGCAGGGATCACTGACAGCTGGCAACGTCTATGCCAACAGTGCTAGCTTCTTTGGCGATGCTAGCGGATATGGCGCAATATATGCAGGTGTTCCAACTGGATACACCATACTACCAAACGACATCGCACAGTTCAGTGGCAATGGCAACAGCTATGTGCAGGTCAATCTCGAGAACATCAGCAGTGGTACAAATGCTAGTGCTGATTATATCGCTACTGCTAACAATGGTACAGACACTGCTTATTATGTAGATCTTGGTATCAACGGATCTGCATATGATCCGATAGCCAACAACCAGACCAGCCAATATGCTAATGACAGTTATCTGATCAGCGTAGGTAACAGCGATATAGCTGGATACAACGGCGGCAATTTGGTCATTGGTACCGTGACGCCTGACACTGTGGTCAGGTTAGTAGCTGGTGGATTGATGGCTGATAACATAGTAGCCACCATTGGTTCATCGTCTATCGATATCGCGGTACCATTAACACTGCAAGGTAACCTACAGTCTGCAGGCAATATCGTTTCTGCAGCACTGACCAGCAATAGTACCATACAGTCTGCAGGTACTACTACCGTCAACAGCTTGGTTAGCAACACCAATGTCAGTGCAAATGACATAAGTGCTGCTAACCAGATATCGGCAAACATTCTCACTGCCAATGTTGCCTTGGCCGCAAGCAATCTCTACATAACCAACACGATGATTGCCAATGTCATCGTAGCTAATATATCTGTTACCAGCCCCGACATTACAGCAAGCTCTGTGCTGCTTGGTCAGAATATCATCAGCAACAGCAACGTCAACACAGATGGATTGTTTGCAAACTTTGCGCAATTCAATGTTTATGTTGCCACGAATTATCTGGAAAGCATCCTTGGTATCAAATCAAATGGTGGTGTGATAACACAATTTCTCATAGCTAATAACAATGTGCAAACTAACAGCGTTATAGCTAGAGATACCATGCAAACTACTCAGTTCTATGCCAATACCAGCATACAAGCTGGCGGTCAGATACTCGGCGAGGGTATACAATCCAACACGACCATACAAGCTGGTGGTCGTATATTAGGTCAATCTTTCGAAAGCAATACTAGCATACAAGCTGCTGGCGAAGCCTTATTCGAGATATTATACAGCAATACCAGCATACAATCTGTCGGTGATGCCGTAGTCGGAACATTATACAGCAATACCAGCATACAAGCTGCGGGTACTGCCACTGTTGGTTCATTAAACAGTAATACTACCATACAGGCACCTGGTCAGATCATAGCTAATTCGATCAACAGTAACAGCACAATACAGGCTGCAGATGTTGTTACTGCACAGGGTATAGTAAGCAATACAACCATAGTTGCTGCAGGTACTGCTACTGTTAATGCATTAATAAGCAACACAACCATACAGGCTACTGGCAATGCCACAGTTGGTAATCTAACCACCAGTGGTACCATAACTATTACTGGTACAGGTGGTAATATCATCGGCGTAAACACTCTGTTTACCATCGATGTTAGTGCTAGTGGTAACATCGTTGCACAGAATATCATATCAAATGCCACAGTTGGCATAGGCACAGCTATTGCCCAATATCCTCTGGATGTTTATGGTAACATACACATTGGCAACACAGCTACTACCAATGGCATCATATTTGCAGATGGTAGCTTCCAAGCCAGCGCGGCCTCAGCAACCAAGAGCTTTGGTCCGCAATACACCATGCAGTTTGCCGGAGTTGGCAACACATTCAGCGGCGATAGCACCAATCTTGCCTGGGATGCAGCCAATCTCAGCCTGTTCACCAGCAATATAACAATAGCAAATAATGCCAAGATATCTGGTGCTATAAATCTAGGCGGTAACTTGAATGGCAGCAACACAACCATTGTCACCGCCAAGATGGGTATGTTCATTGGTGGTAATGGCGGATTTGGTGCTATCTATGCCGGATTACAGGATTGGACCAATTATCAACCCAACACTATAGCCCTGTTCACTGGCAATGCCAATGCACAAGCACAGATCAATGTGCACAATGAAAGCAACGGTGGTTCGGCTAGCACAGATATAGTAGCCACAGCTAACAATGGCACAGCCACTGATACCTACATCGACCTCGGCATCAACAGCAGCGGCTACAACCAAGCCACAGTTGATGGTGCCAATGACGGTTACTTGTTCGTGCACGGCAATGCCACAACAGGCGGCGGCAATCTGGTTCTTGGCACGTTGGCTAACAATGACATCGTGTTCGTGCAAGGTGGTTCTACGTCAGCTAACGAAGTAGCAAGATTCGCATACGGGCTGGGACTGCGCATTGAATCAAATCTGTCTGTGTCTAACGCAGCTTTCTTTAATAACAACATCACGGTTGCTAACAATAGTACCTTTAACAGCAATCTCATAGTTCTTGGCAATCTATCTGCATATTCTGCAACCATAGGCAGCTTTGATCAGATCAATAGCCGAGGTACTGCCAATGTGCAACTGCTACAAAGCAACGGGTATGTCAGCGGCAACACCTGGGTAGTAGACGGCAATGCCTACACCAGCACCAGCAGCGTACAACAGGTAGTAGATAGCTGGCCTACTGCTAGCTTCCGCACTGCACATTACATGCTGCAAATAACTGATACCACAACAACTGCATATCAAGCCAGCCAGATCATGCTGCTGCAAGATGGCACAGATGTGTTCCTAACCGAATATGCTGACATTTACACTTCTACCAGCTTAGGATCATGGTCAGCAGACATCTCTAGTGGTATAGTCGAGTTGCTGTTTACACCAAACACCAGCGACAGCATGAACATCAAGGTTGTGCGCACAGCCATAGACTTATAAACTAACTGCATGTATGAGAATCTAATAGCTGTCTGCTATCCTGCCGGAAGCCGAGGTGAAGCCATAGCTCGGATCATAGAGCTCAGCCCCAGCGTGTATCGTAGGAACCCTGACCGCATGGCAGAACCAGACCAGGTCGGGCGTATGAACAAAACCGTGACTAGATTTGGATGGTTGACAGACTTTGATGTGCAGCCATTGTTTGGCATGATAGAATACATGAACCAACGGGGCATATATTTCAAGTTCGATCACACGCTAGCCCACGATATCATAGAAGACTGGCAGAGGATCGTGCCGCAGCTATTGTTTGCCAAGGATCAAAATCACAGATATCGTCTGCATGAGATCATGTGCAGGCACAAGATAGTGGTCAGCGACCACGTGCATTCTGTGCACATGCGGCAGCTGCTGCCTGGATGCAAGACCGTGGCAGTGTGTGGTGATAGCAGATTAGCCATAGATCTGCTGTACCAAAAATGGCTGGCTATGCCGCCTGCACCTTGGTCCACACACCAACCCAACATTCATGCCCCAACCAATCTCGACCGCGAAGTTGCCAATGGACGCGATATGACAGTGTATCCCGTCACAGATGCAGAACGCCGAGCGTACATAATAAGCCAATATGAAGAGATAGAACTGGGCATGCAGCATCTCATGGCTGACACTGCTGCTTATCATGTTGATTTTGTTGAATTGTTTGAGAAAGATACCAGTTATTTTCTCTATCACGACATGATGGCTCACTTGGAAATAGAACCCAATTGGCCGGAAGTTAGCAGATTCATAGCCAAATACCGTGCGCTGCAACCAGCCAGATCAGACTACATCAAACATCTCTTGAAATAATCAGCGATCTGTGTTATCATCTTATATCACAAGGGAGATTACACATGGCAGATCCAAACGCAGATAAAAAGACCTTTGTATATACAACTTTCCAAAAAGAAGCATATCATCGCTTCCCAGAGGCCGATCAAGATCCACAATATGCCACGGGCGATGAATATGATGTGTCACATCTCGCACTGAGACACATGCATTATTTCAACTTTAAGGTATGGGTAGAGGTCACACATGCTAATCGTCAAATTGAATTCATCCAACTTCGTAGGTGGATTGAAAGCCTGTATGCCAGCAACATGCTTGAACTTGACCATCAAAGCTGCGAGATGTTAAGTGATGCGTTGTATCAGAAACTGACGGAGAGATATCCAAATATGGAAATCAGGATAGATATCAGCGAAGAAGGTATCAACGGTTCATATACCGAATATAAACCTTGATATTTTTTGATTCCAGCCACCTGTGATTATACAGGTTGTTTGATTTCGCACCGTCGTATACAGAGTGGAGATAATTTTCAGCCTCCACTCTGCCTCCTGAGAAGCACACGTTATCATCTACTTTTATCTCGTATAATTTTGCATTGTTCTTCCCGACCTTTGACCGGTTTAATCTCAACTCGTTGGCCTTATCTGGTCCATATAATTCATCATACGATCTACCTTTCATCTTGAACCCAGGATTGTGTTCCTTAAGGAATCTTGATCTGGTTGCTCTCAATTCGTCGGCACGTTCGCATCCATGTATTTCATCATATGATCTACCAACATTCTTATTTGGTTGAGATATGCCGGTTAATATACTGCCTGGATAAAATCCATTAGGCACAGATGCTCCTGGTCTAATATGTATATTTCTGTCGCCATCTGTATAAACCTTCCATCCTTTATTCATGGGATTATTGATATATGATTGCCTGATATTGGCAACATGTTGAGTGGATTTAGATCTACCTTTTAGACTATCTGATATCTTCTTACCGTGATCCGGTGGTTTCTGTGGACCTCCAATCATACCTATACCCATGGATTCTGCAGCAGATGCTAGATTATCATCCATGTACACATAACGGTTCTCTAATATCAGATACACCATTCTCTTACCCTTAATGGTGCCTCTGACATCATATACCAATCCATATGATTTGTTCAACCATAAAGGATTGTTGATGACCTGCATCCTCCTCAATACTTTATCTTCCCACTGTCTTGCTGCAACACCAGTCAGGAATGTCCGTCGTATCTCAACCTCAAATTTGGTTTTACCAAATAACCCTATTCGTTGCTGTATTTCTTTTGAACTTGTAAAGTATGTGGTCCACAGATCGTTAGGGGAACAACCTTCTGCCCATCTGGCCCCATAATAAACCTCTCCTGTTGGTATGCAATGCACAAGGTATGTGTATGGTATCGTCATCTTATTGCCTTGGTAATGTCCATCGACATATATTTATGCATTGACATATTAAAGTCCGTAAATTATAATTTAATAAGGAGAATTATCATGAGAGATCTCGTACTGCTGGCACTGCCAGAAGAAGCACCAAACCTTACCAAGCTGTACAAGAACGTTCGCACGGTTGGTGTAGGCAAGGTCAGCAGTGCTATCAATGCCACATGGTTGATCACGCTGTTCAAGGCAGATCGCGTGATCAATCTTGGAACTGCTGGTTCTATCACAGCCGGCCCCGGCATACACAGGATCAACCAAGTGGTACAGCACGATGTAAACATCCAGCCTCTGGGGCTCGAACCAGGGCAGCATCTCAATGATCCTTTGAGCTATATACATCTCGGAGGCCAAGGCAAAGTTTGTGCCAGTGGAGACCTATTCGTTACTGAACCGCATAGGCTACGAGTACCTTGCGATATTGTAGAGATGGAAGCCTACAGCATAGCAAGGGCTGCCAAGACCGCAGGCATCGATATTGAGATCTGGAAATATATCACTGATAATGCAGATGCTGAGAGCAGCAAGACCTGGCAGGAACGGGTCGCAGAAGGTGAGCAGCATTACCTGCAGGTGCTAGAACAGCTGAACGTAACATTGGAGCCAGCATGACAGTCTACGTCGTACCCATAGAACCAATTGACACACGCTACACTCGCCAATGGTATGATCATATCCCTATCCTGCTGGATGGTGCAGGTGTGGACAATGTCGTTATCATAGAAGGCGACGATGTACCAGCTACGCCAACACCAGGTGCGTTCCTGGACTTTGGTGCCACCAACATCTACAAGAGCAGCCAGCTGATGATAATCGCACAGCTGTTCCGAGACAACAAGATCCAAGATGGTGACAAATTCCTTTACACAGACGCGTGGAACCCCACAGTGATCCAGCTGCGCTACATGGCTGAATTGCTTGGCAAAAAGATTGAAATACACGGCATGTTTCATGCAGGATCATGGGATCCGCAGGATTTCCTCGGGCGTTTGATAGGTGATAAACCCTGGGTGCGCAATGCCGAAAGCAGCATGTTCTATTGCTATGACACCAACTGGTTTGCCACGCGCTTCCACAGCAATCTTTTCCTGCGCCAGCTGCTGGGTGTGGAAACCATGTTCAGCCAAGACGAGACCGAAGAGTTCATCGTGGGTAGTCCAGACAGTGAGATCAACCGGCTCAAGCTCACGGGTTGGCCCATGGAATATCTACCAGCAGTGTTAGAACCATATCGATCGGTGCCCAAGCGCGACAAGATCATATTCCCGCATCGCTTGGCACCAGAGAAGCAGTTGGAAATATTCCGCGATCTAGCTGCTGCAATGCCAGAATATGAATGGTTCGTGGCACAGGAACAGAAGCTCTCCAAGGACGAGTATCATCAGCACTTGGCCGAGAGCAAGATCGCGTTCAGCGCCAACCTGCAGGAGACCCTGGGCATCAGCATGTATGAAGCAGCGTTGGTTGGAACCTATCCAATGGTGCCAGACCGACTCAGCTACACCGAGATGTGGAGCGAAACATATCCCAGCGAATGGACCAAGAACTGGGACAGCTATCAAGCCCACAAGGACAAGCTTATCAAGCACATACGCTACCTCATGAACCGCAACAGCTTGGCTAGCCATGCTACAGCCGAAGCTGAACAAGTCAGTGCCAAGTTCTTCAACGCAACTCCATTGATCCAAGAGCTGGTTCGTGCTTGACAAGATCACCGCCATAGGCCATACTCATACATGAACAAAGATTTCCAGAGATTCAGTTTCAACACTGACCACCTTGCCTTCAACTCTAAGTGCAGAAACATGGCCGCCACACAGAGCGATTATGCTCTGTTCCTTCCCAGCATCAGCATGATCTATGCCAAGATCGTCAGCATGGTGCAGTACAACATGCGCGACAAGATGCCAGAGGGCTTACCGCAGGGCCTCAAGGATCTTAACTTCCTCGATCCGGCCAACAGCTTGTTCTACTATCCAGTGAGCTTGTATTCGGCTGGTCATGCCATACTTGATCCGCAGGAAAGCTGGGTACAGGAAAGCATGGTACAACAGCGCGATCGTGCCAACACTATATTGTTGGGCGACAGCGGCGGCTTCCAAGCTGCCACAGGCGTGCTTAAGTATCCATGGCATGCCAAGCCCAAGCAGACACCAGAAGAACATCAGAACGATAAGGATGATGTGCGCATGAAGCTGCTGCGTTGGCTGGAAGCCACGGCAGACTACAGCATGGTGTTGGATTGGCCTACCTACGCACTGGTCAAGTATGGATTGGATCCAGTCACAGGAGCCAGCTTACATCCCAGCTTGAAGAGCTTCAACGATTGCTTGACTGGCAGCTTGGACAATCACCACTTCTTCATCAAGAATCGCAAGGAAGGTGCTACAAAGTTCCTCAACGTGTTACAGGGACGTAACATGGAAGAAGGCGACGTGTGGTGGGAACACACCAAGGACTTGCCATTTGAGAGCTGGGCATTCTCCAACGTTCAGGCTTCAAACTTCACCATCAATCTGCGCCGACTGATCATCATGAGGGATGAGAATTATCTGCAGGGCCGCGAATGGCTGCACTATCTGGGCAATGGCAAGATCAAGGCAGGCTGTGCTCTAACAAGTCTACAGCGTGCGCTGCGCAAGCATGTGGACGATCAGCTCACTGTTAGTTTTGATGCTTCAAGTCCGTTTGTTATGACTGCCAAGGGGCAGGGTTATTACGGGCACGAGTTAAGCGCCAACAACGTTGGATTCAAGGGTGGGCCTATACCAGACCTCAAGGAGCTCAAGAACGATCCGCAGCTGCTCAACGATTGGTTGGCTGCGAACTTGCCCAAGAAGACGATACCAGTGCGCAGCAGGATTGGCGACCAGGTATCAGTTGGCGACGTCTGCATCAGAGGGTATGATGATCTCGAGAGCAAGAAGATAGCGTTTACTAAAAAAGAAATTGACAGCGGATATTGGGCTTCAACTCCAGAAGGCAGGGCCAATGATCCGTTCAAGTGGACCAAGGCCTACAAGGAATACATCATACACAGCCACGAGAATGGCGGTGTGTTTGATCTAGGTATCAACCAATTCGCAGATGCTCACAGCAAGTACCAAGAGAAGTGGCCCAGCAGCCTAGACGGATTCAGTTACCTGTTGATGATGAATCACAACACAGAATTGCATATCAATGCCATACAAGCAGCCAACAGGGCACAGGATCTTCCAATCAGCGAAGCCAAAGAATACCTCACACCAGATCTGTTAGAGTTCAAGGATCTAGTAGAAGACATATTCACCAGCGAGCGCCCCATGGACTTGATCATACAACATGAAAAATTACTGCAGCAGATCACGGGCATGGATGCAGACAATTCAGTTTCAATGTTAGTGGAGGACATGTGATGCAAAGAGATTATGCAGATGGCGTGAAGAACGACGTGATCTTCTTCACAGGTTATGAAGTAGAACACACACCGCAGCGAGGAGCTCATACCTTGTTCGTGGTAGGTCGCCAGGACGTTGATGACATTGATCAGATGGCTCAGCTCAAGGTATGCAAGCACATCTATCTAGGTGCCAACCAGAGCTTCAAAGTCAATGGATACGAAGACTTCCATACCTGGAAGCTCTGGGATGATCTCTGTGTGGCACTGCTGGACAGAGGTTACTGGGTCACTCTGGATTTTGATCTAGAGCATTGGCTGGGTGTGGCCGAGATGAGTGCTATCAGCCACAATCAGTTCATCCCGCAGATTTCTGTGAAGATACCTTACGCTGCGCTGGGCAACTACAACACCTGCGTGAAGATCGACGACGTGGGATTCAAGGCCAGCAATCCAGGTGTGTGGGTGCACAGCCTGCATGATCTCATGGATCGCAAGGTGTTCACGCCCTGGGCTGCATATAGCAAGGACGAACAAGCATGAACGACGCAGAACGTTTAGAAGCCATGGACAGCTACTTTGGCCGTTATCGCAAACTGATGTCTAGGTTAAAGGAAAATGAACAGGAAAACGACATAGCTCGCAAAGCCTATGATCAGCGCCGCACGGAACTGCAGGAAGAACGCCATCGCATCTCACGCGACCTAGCCAACATGAGGCAGGTCATCACCAAGATGATAGACGATGGCATTGATCCTGTGATGGCTGGTCTGATCATGAACGAAGAGGATGCTATGACCAGCACCATATGGCAACAGCGTGACGAGGAAAGCTTTGGCATGACCATGAACAACGACGACATCATGAAACGCATGGGCAAGATCTCAGCCTTGACCACAGCTGACATCAGCACTCTGAGCATGGGTCAGCTGAGCTGGCCAGGAGCCACAGGTGCAACTGGTGCCATTGGAACGTCGGGATCGATCAGCATGGGTGCCAATGGTGGATATCAACAGGGATACGGAGCGATTCCGCCTATATCTAATCATCCAGGAGTCACGGCAGACATGCGTGGATTTGTGGATGGACACGGTGATTATCACAGCTATGCATGGACAGGCACAGCAGAGCTGTAGTTGCGCACACCGCCTAAATAGAGTACAATAACACACGCAACCCACTGCGACAACATCGGGAGACAATCAGTGACAGTAAGTGATACGATAAGACAGCGCATTAGAGAAGCAGGTGCCAGCTTCAACGCCAATGACAACATCAGTGCCTACATAGAACCAGGTGAGACTGATCAGCTCATAGAAGAGCTCAACGCACGCTTTGATGCTGTGCTAGACAGCTTGATCATCGATCGTGAGAATGACCCCAACAGCCATGACACAGGCCGCCGCTTGGCCAAGATGTATGTGCGAGAGCTGATGAGCGGGCGTTACACAGCACCGCCAAAAGCCACCAGCTTCCCCAATGACAGCAACGAACGCTACGAAGGCATGTTGGTTGTGCGCAGCGAGCTCAAGAGCGTGTGCAGCCATCATCACCAGCCAGTGAGCGGCGTGGCTTACATCGGCATCATCGCAGCACAGAAGCTAATCGGTCTCAGTAAGTACAGCAGGATAGCACAGTGGTGCGCACGCCGTGGTACGCTGCAGGAAGAACTGTGCAACGACATTGCCAAGGAGATCATGCGGGCCACTGACAGCGAGAACGTGGGAGTGTACATCCAAGCTTCTCATGGATGCTGCGAAAATCGAGGCCTAATGGCACATTCTAGCTTGACACAGACCACTGTGCTGCGAGGCGCGTTCTTCACAGATCAGAGCACCAAGAAAGAATTCTTTGACAACATCAAGCTGCAACAGGAATTCGCACCACGATAAGTACGACAAGCGGCGCTTTGGGCTTCATTCCCGCTATAGAAATTCTGCAGCCTGTGGTATAACAACATAGGAGCATGACCATGACACTTCAACCAGTAACATATAGATTCGTATCGACCAAAGAATATATCGACGAATTCCCTTGCGCATACAAACAATGGAAAGCCGACACACATTGTAATCTCAACCATGGATACTCATTCAGCATGAAATTCTATTTTGGTGCCAATGAGCTAGACAAACGAGGTTGGGTCTGTGACTACGGCGGTCTCAAGGAGCTCAAGCAGATATTAAAGGATCAGTTTGATCATCGCACACTTATCGCTGAAGATGATCCTGATCTAGACACGTACCGTCAATTAGAACGCGACGGTATCATGAAACTGACCATTCTACCGGGCATGGGATGTGAATGTATCGCTGACATGCTGTACAAGTACGTGAACGGCGTATACATACCAGATTATCTCGGCAAAGGCGAAGCAGAACGCCTCTGGTGCTTCAGAGTTGAAGTCAGAGAAACACAATCTAACATGGCATGGCGAGAAGGTCACAGGGAGTGGAACGAGGAGCTGATATGAGCACGGAAACTGATTTCCGCAACATGATAGCTGTGTTTGATCATGCACTGACCAGTGAAGACCTGCAGGTCAAGCAAGCGCTGAACACGCTGGTGATGATGGTGGCACTGACTCGCGATCCGGACGGTGACACAGATGGACCCTTCAAGCACATGTGGCACAGCTTTGAAGACAGCCGTAAAGAGGTACGAGAACTGAAGCGTGCGGTAGACAGTCTCATGCAAGAAGTGGAAATGCTCAAGGTACATCAAATGGATCCAACACAAGATAGTAACTTCAAGCGTTGGAATCAACTCAGAGGCACCAGCGTGGACCAAATCTGGATAGACGAGGTCAGCACAGCACCGGGCTCTGCCTGGGAAAGCTTCATCAAGAAAAAGGTGACCAAATGAAATGGTTTGACAGATGGTTCCAACGGCAGGCCAAGAAAGCCTGGGATAACAACTATGACGACCAGCCGAGGTTGATAAAGACTGCAAGTGCGCCAGGACGTATTAGTCAAGAATTGGACAGCCGTGGGGCAGCTACCATACGCATACATGCTGCACACGGTGGCAAGGTCATTGAAATCAGCCACTGGGACGAGCGCAAGAGCGAACATGAGCGTGACCTCTACATCGTGCGCGATGATGCTGAGCTTGGACCAGAACTGACCAGCATCATCATGCAGCACAGCCTGAGGTACTGATGCCAACCACAGTCACACTGCCCATAGCAACTGCGATCACCAATGGTGGGTTCAGCATTGGAACCTACACTAGCACGGGCACATCAGCCACCACATCACACACTGGAACAGGCTACGGCAACAATGGCTATATCACTGTGACAGGTGCAGGTGGCGGTGGAGGAGGTTATGCTAACCAAGTGCTCACGACCAACACAGGTGGTAGCACTACTTGGACTGGTGTGGGAGGTCGTGAGGTCATGCGCATCAGCGCAGATGGTGATATCTTCCAAGGTGGCAGCACCAACGCAGACGATGGTGTGTTTGCTCGGTTGGAACGCTTGGAAAGGCTCATGGGCATCATGCGTCGCGATCGCAGCTTGGAACGTGATTACGAACCCATGCGCCAGCTTGGAGATGCCTATGACGATGCAGTAGATGCTGCTATCTCTGAGATAATGGCTGTCACGCTGCACAAGCTCAAGCACATGGAAGAGGAATACGACAGCATGCGAGAACAGGCCAAGGTATGGCGAGCACTGAGCAAGGACGACGACTGATGAAACCCAAGAGTGCAAATGGTGTAACCGGATGCCTGTTACCAATCGGCGAAGTCTGGGTGTTCAGAGTGTATGAGCCAGACGGCATGTTCACAGACTATGACATCTTCCACAGCGATCTCACCGTGACCATCACAGATGATGATGCATACTTTTATGAACGCAGGAGCGGTGAACCCTATCTGGATCATTCGCCGGCAACACTAGGCAAGGAAACCAACGATGACTGATACCAAACGCACCATGATAGTTGATGTGCAAGAAGACGAGCACGGCGAGCTGTTCCTGCAGTTCCCAGATGATCTCATGGCTCAGCTGGGCTGGGCAGAAGGTGACACTGTGAACTGGGACATTGACGAGACCACAGGTCATATCACTGTGCGCAAGGTTGAGCCAACAGGCTCTTGATGCGCATATACAAGCCGCCACAAGGATCAGCATTGTTCGCAGCTGTTCATGCTCATTGGCTGCCTTTCGATCTGGAAAAAGACAAATGGATCTACGTTGATAGCATACCAGATGCACAGGTAGTGCCCATGATGAATCATCATTCGCCTGATCGCATCAAACAAGAGCTTGGATCATTGCGCCACGATCAGCTGCTGGTTATGTTACAGATCTTCCACATGTCAGATAATCAGGATTGCTTGGCAGACTGTGAACGCAAAGCCAACATGTTACGCGATTCATCTCAGCACGTGGCAGTAATCCATACCAATTCTATGAACCAACACGCAGATCATATCTATTATGATCTAATGTTGAATAGACACAAGGTATATTACATCAACTACGATGATCACGATCTTTCTAATCGCCTCTGGTCACTCAGTGCCAACAAGCAAACATATGATTTGAAACGATTGGATAAATGCCCAAATGCCAAAAAATTCCTCTGCCTCAACAGAATATATTACCAGACAGCAGATAATCACCGAATCAGATATAGGATTGCCTTGGCCAATCATCTTAAGCACTGCGATGGTTGGATAAGCGATCCGCATAAAGGAGTGATCATTGAGCCAGAAGCAATGACCACAGACATGAAATATCATCTGCTTTCTGGTGCTGGCACTTGGTGGCCTGCGGCAAGATTTTACTATGAGAACAGCTACGTCAGCATATATGTGGAAACTCTCACACACAGTCCACTAGCCAAGCTGATCACAGAAAAGACCTATGACCCTTTGATACAAGGACATTTTATATTACCGTTTGGATATTGTGGGTTGATACAGGACATTGTTGATCGAGGATTTAGATTACCAGGTTGGATAGATTACAGCTACGACAGCATAGCAGAAACAGATGAGAGATTTGCAGCTTTTGTCAAGGAAGTGGACAGGATTTTGTCATTGGACACTGGCCAGCTGCATGATCTTTGGCAACAGGATCACGACCTGCTGGAATTCAACCGACATCAATTCTGGAAATTGCCCTATGACAGCTTGCATCACAGCATACAGACACGTTATAATCTCTCATGCCGCTGATATTCGAAAGCCCAGATAAAGGTGTCACAGTATATGGCCGAGAGCTGGGACATATGGATCGCCATCTGGTAAAGGGCGATCCCACAGATCCCTATGAACATATCTATCTGTGGCACGACATAGTGCACGCAGCCAAGGACAATCCAGCCTTGCGCGAAGTGCTGGATCAAGCTATAATGATCTATAAGCTGAGCAAGGAGCACGCATGAGCACTGCCAAGAAGTACCGTTACAGCGAGATATTCGGTGGTAATGACGGTCCAACTCCGACCATACAGGGCGAAGGTCGCTATGGCGGACATCCCACTGTGTGGATACGTTTTTGGGGCTGCAATCTAACATGTGGTGGCTTTGGACAGGCCAATCCCAGAGATACCAGCACATATCAGTTGGATTATCTGGACTATGATCCCATCGCAGCAAACATCCAATCCATGGACCAGTTACCCGTGTGGAAGACAGGCTGCGACAGCAGCTACAGCTGGAGCACCAAATACGGTCATCTAGCACACCAGAGCACTGCTGAAGAGATCTGCGCAGACTTCCGCAGCAGGCTACAGGGTAGATCATTCACACATCCTCGCAGCGGACAGGATGTGCATCTGGCATTCACTGGCGGCGAACCAATGATGAGCCAAACTGGCATCGTGGACATCATGCACACGCTGCGTGCACAGAATGACAGCCCACGTCACATCACCATAGAGACCAACGGCACACAAGCAGTGCGCAAGAACTTTGATGAGTTCTTCACCAATCAGGGCATGTACAACGGCGAACTGTTCTGGAGCGTGAGCCCCAAGCTGGGCACGTCAGGCGAAAACTGGGACGATGCTATCAAACCAGCAATCGTGCGAGACTATCGACTGATCAGCAATGTGGGACAGCTGAAGTTTGTGTTAGATCGCAATCCTCTGACCTGGGATGAGCTGGAGCGTGCAGTTGATGCATTCCGTGCAGTCGATGTGAACTGGCCAGTGTGGATCATGCCAGTGGGTGCCACTCGAGAAGAACAAGAAGACGTGCAGATGTGGGTCACAGAGGAAGCGCTCAAGCGCGGCTACAACGTGGCAGCCCGCATACACTGCTGGATCTTCAGCAACGTGATAGGACGATAACATGAGCAAGATTCCGTTTTCATGGTTACCAGCCAGCTGGGGTCTCAAGGGCAAGAGCCGAGAACTAGCAGAAGCAGAATACTACCTCACTGGCTATGACCTGGACATTGCCAAGGCACGCATCGAGCATGGGCTGGAAAGCCCAGCATTCACCAAGCGTGTGCTGGACATCACCCTGGCATATGGGAAAATCAGTGCCTATGATCGCGACATGAGATTGGCAGAGATTGATCACACTGATGAAGTCACGCTGGCATTGGCCAAGCTGGATGTGGATCTCAAGCACAACAAGATCAGTGCCCAGGAACACGAGCGCAAGACCGCAGATATCAAGAACGAACCCTACATGGCCATGCCCAAGATCAGTTGGGATCCGGTTGATCCTAGCAAGACTTTCTTTGAGCTAGACTACAATGAAGCATTCGTGCGATCACTGAGGGCCAACAGCTATCAGGGCACAGACGAGGACGTGATCAATCGTTGGCTCAACGATGTGTGCAACAGCATATTGTCAGAGATGGCGCCAACTGATCCAGAATTTGTCAGCAATGTTCGACGAATTAGGCGTGACGATGGCAAGACAGAACACAGCTAAATATATAAAGGTCAATTAATATGGAACATTTCTTCGAGACTATACCAGGTTGGTTCAACTATCATAGCATCTACACACAGATGGTTACAGCGTGCCCACAGGTAGGTAAGTTTGTAGAGGTTGGAGTTTACAGAGGCAAGAGTGCTGCATTCATGATGGTCGAAATCATCAACAGTGGCAAGGACATCAGCATGGATTTGATAGATGTCACAGATGATTTTAGCCAAAATCTCCGGCCGGTGGCAGGCAGATTCACGCCCATCACCCTGGGCAGCACAGCTGCAGCTTATCTCTATGCTGACAACAGCCTAGACTTTGTTTGGATAGATGGGGATCACAGCGATCAGGGCATATTTAGAGACATTACGGCATGGTTGCCCAAGGTCAAGGTCAATGGATATCTTGGTGGACACGACTATGATCATCCCATGCATCCTGGTATTAGACGGGTATGCAATGAACTTTTACCAGGACACATGGAAATCATCCCTACCATTCCCATGCCACCACCAGACGGCAACGTGACCAGTTGGCTCTACCGCAAGTCACCATAAATAATGTGTGAACCAGACTCTTACCACATTATTTGACAGCCCCGAATGGCCTCGCATTTACAGACAACAGGCTAGTCGTGGCATCCTCGAGGAATTGCAAAACCTGCCATCACCTGCCATAGGCATTGAAATAGGGGTAGGTCTGGGTATGAACAGTTGGTTTATGTTAACTGAATGCCCTAACATTGCCGTTTTGACAGGTGTAGATCATTATACTGCATATGAAGATTGGGATAAGCCGGTAAGTAGAACCGAAGCAGAAGCCAATTACATGATTCTGCAGGCCAACATGCCGCTGATGGGCGATAGGTTCCATTTCATCAGAGAAGACAGCCAAAAGGCCGCAGCACTGCTGGAAGACGAAGCCTATGATTTCGTTTTCATAGATGGCGGGCACAGCATGAAACAGGTGCTAGCGGATCTGGATAGCTGGGTACCAAAAGTGCGCCCAGGTGGATTGGTAGCCGGGCACGATGCCAATCTATTCTCAGTGAATTTTGCAGTAACCAGTTGGGCTAAGGTACACGGCATACCGAGCAAAAACCTGCGCATGGTGGCTAACGATGGTTGGTATTGGCGCAAATCTTAACAGATCTAATATACGCATTACCTATTCATATAGATAAATCTACTAAATACGTTCACATGGATGTATTCGAGAACAACAAATATAGCAAGTGGTATTTTGATATTATATCACATGCAAAAATGCGAATAAATGATGCTTACATTGAACGGCATCATATTGTTCCAGTTTGTTTCTATATAAAAAATAGAAGCAAAGGTCGTAGACCTGGATGGATATTAGGCAATCCAAATGAACCAGATAATTTGGTTTGTCTTACTCCAAGAGAGCATTTTGTATGCCACTGGCTATTAATTAAGATGGTTAAAAATAAAAGTGCCCGTATTAAAATGGAATATGCACTGTCATCATTTCAAAGATCTTTAAAAACGAATGGGCTATCGTTATCTTCGATGGAATATCAACGACTAAAATTAGCATATATTACATCTCACAAAGGACGTGTTAGAAAAACATCGCCCTTAAAAGGTAAGAAGCAGATTGGACCAACAAAGAATTGGTACAATAACGGAATAATTGAGATAAAATCTGAGATGATACCTAATCAAGATTGGATTCGAGGCCGTTTGTCAAGTCCGTTAAAAGGTAAAGAAAATGCTAAATCACAGGGTATCACATGGTGGAATAACGGAACATTAGAAAAAAGATCACACGCTCGCCCAGATGATAGTTGGACCAAAGGTAGAATTACCAAACGTCATGGTAAATCAGGTAGGCGAGGAAAAACATATGGGCCGCATTCTGATACGACCAAAGAGAAAATATCTGCAGCCAACAAAGGAAAAACTAGGTCTATACAAACCAGAGTGCTAATGTCACAGAATCGCCAAGGTCGTGCCACTGTTGTTAAAGGTACCAAATATTGGAACAACGGGCGGCAAGAAATACGGCGACATTCATATCCGGGAAAAGGTTGGCAGGCAGGAAGAATCAAGAAGCAGGTTGATGGATCTATTGACATGTAGTAATATACTAATGTTATAAATTACATCACGAAGGTAAAATGCGGTGCACACATATCTAGTAATAGACTGCCAAAATCTCTTCATGAGAGTGCGCCACGGTATCAAAGCGCCCAGCACTGACCTACAGCTGGGCATGGCACTGCACATCATATTCAGCAGCATCAAGAAGGTATGGTCTGATTTTCAAGGCAGCCATACGGTGTTTTGCTTGGAAGGACGCAGCTGGCGCAAGGACGTATATGCTCCTTACAAAGCCAACCGCAAGGTAGCTGCTGCTCAGCGCACAGAGCGCGAGGTAGAAGAAGATGCTGTGTTCTTCGAGAGCATGGACGGTTTCATAGATTTCATAAAGACCAAGACCAATTGCACAGTGCTGCGCCACCCAAATGGCGAAGCAGACGATATGATCGCACGTTGGATCCAGCTGCATCCAGACGACAAGCACGTGATCATCAGCAGCGACAGTGATTTCCAGCAGCTGATAGCAGAAAATGTCATACTTTACAATGGCATAGCCAGCCTGCTGTACACTCACACGGGTATCTATGACCAGGATGGCAAGCTTGCCGTAAACAAGCAAGGTAAGCAGATGCCTGTACCCAATCCAGAATGGATACTGTTTGAAAAATGCATGCGCGGAGACGACAGCGACAACGTGATGAGCGCATTCCCTGGCGTGCGCAAGACCAAGCTAGAAGCTGCGTTTGAAGACCGTCATAACCGTGGATATGCGTGGAATAATCTCATGCTTAGCAAGTGGTTAGATCATGAAAATACAGAACACAGAGTGCGGGACGATTATGAGAGAAACCGCATGCTGATCGATCTCACACAGCAACCACCAGACCTCATAGACAAGTTTGATCGCACCATCATCGAAGAGGTGAATCAAGCTGTTAAGAAACAAGTTGGCCTGGCGCTGATGCGATTCTGCAACATCAACGGATTGGTGCGCATTGAAAAGAATGTCAATGACTTTAGCCCCACGCTGAGCGCATTATATGAGGGCCAGCTAAAGATGGAGACAGCATGAGCATCTATAAGTTGAAAGAAGTGACCGAGGCCAGCTACATCCTTGAAAAGGACGGTAGCAATACCGGACTGGTCACTGTTACTGTAGAAGGTTTCAAGGTCATAGGACCGTTTGATCGCAAGCTGTTTGCTGATGCTGACGAGCTTACACGCTATCTAGGCGGAGATCTCACCATCGAAGCACGCGAATCCGAGGATGACAAGGAAGATGAGATTGGGCAGATCAATGGCTACCCAATCAAGCATAAAGCAGTGTTTGATGTGGAAGAAGGTACCATCGTGACCTACAGCAAGACTGCCAAAGGCAAGGCCAGATTTGCAGCTGGCTATTATGCGCTAGATTTTGAACACGGTTGGACAGGCAGCTATTGCCCGCGCACACAGACGCTAGAAGAGAATGAGTACATAGGTCCGTTCCGCACCAAGTTAGAGATGCAGAATGCCATGGCCCAAAAGAAGAGGGTGAGCAAGCTATGAGCGACGAAATCAACCAAGTGCGCAGTTTCCTAGAGAAGCATCGCGTGGCCAAGATGGCCAACAGCCGAGAGATCAGACTGACCATGCAAGAAGCCGATGTGCTTGCTGCCAGCATTGCTGTGATGTTATCGCGAGAAACTGAACTGGCTGCCAAGGTAATTGACCTACAAGCACAGATCATGAGCGCAGAGATCAAGCAAGACGGCGGGCGCTTCTAACCACCCTTAAATATGGGGTGACAAAATCAGATTGGCCTCATCAAGATCTCTGGGATCAGGGTCCATACGGACCTATCAAGTGGATCCAAGAACATGGCATGGCCAGTGCCATAGTGCATAACCTGTTAGATGAGCAGGGACCTGTGAGCGAAGATGAATTGTTAGCCACTCGCAAGACACTGTTCGTGAATCAAGGTTGGCGCTTAACACCCACAGGCACCAAGCTGTTCATGGACTGCTACAATCACTATAAAGCGCTCAGCGATGAGAACGAGATCATGACAGGTCGGGTGTTGATAGGCATGGATAAAGCAGTGCGAGGACCTTGGGCATATCGCGGCAAGACCATCATAACCTTTGATGCCCAGACACACTTTGAGCTGCAGATGGTTGGCGGTAGCGCCAGGGCATTCGTGGAATTCAAAAGCGGTTGACAGTGTGCGTAATCATGCTATTGTGTGAGCATGAGATGGAAACACGCACACAGCCCAGAACTGCCCAGCGACGAACCCTGCTATGAGATCAATGCAGATCTGTGGTCAGCGTTCAAAGCCAGCTTCAACGCACGTTTTGGATTTGGCCCAGCTGAGAAGCCAATCTACACAGAAGCGTTCTGCGCACAATGGATGGATCACGAGGTTCCCATTGAGCAGTGATCGTGACTGGGGTTGGGCAGCACATCTGTACAGGACTACCATAGATGTTGCTCAATCCGATGAGCGCTACGGCGATGTGCTGGGACGCACTATATCACAACGCGATTACAGCGAGATCACAGCAGATGACATTGCCACAGGCTGCGCAGTCCGCGAGTATTGGGCTGGTAAATTGGACGAGATACTAGCAGAAACTGCGGACAGATACACCAGAGAATGCTGGGCAATGGCCACAGGAAAACGTGCTTTCGTGCCTATTTTTGGGGTCAGCATGACGCTTAGCTACTTGAAAAACAAGGCAAAAATACCGGTTGACAGCCTATAGATACATGCTATTGTGTGTAAACAACAGGGAGTAAGCCTATGCTGTACACCATGGAAATCTACAAAACAGACCGACGCTCCAAAGCAGGTGAGCGACTCTGCGGCAAGTACGAATACGATCGCCCAGATCTGGATGCCATGCAGCGTGAGGTTCGTGAACTGAATTCAACATATCCTGCCACACAGGGCTATCGGTTTGAGATACGCGAGACCTTGGTTACTCGCAAGAATCTGCTCACTGGACAAGAGTTCCAAGAGCGATACGACCGACCATATCACTGCAGTCCTGCTAGCGAAAGCTACTGGAGCGCCTGATCTTTCCTATTGACACATCCTCGAATCGTGCTATTGTAGCACATCAAACAACGGAGCAAGCATATGGCTACAGCAACTAAGAATCGTGTTCTTGAGAACACTGGCATTTCCCCGTCGCGCTTGAAGATGGCGCTGACCCACAGCATCAACCGCAAGCGCCCTGTGTTCGTTTGGGGTCCCCCAGGCATTGGCAAGTCTGACATCGTTGCTGAGGTAGCACGCGAGCAGAATCGTCCACTGATTGACATCCGCTTGCCTCTGATGGAACCCACAGACGTGCGTGGTATCCCTTACCTCGCTGAGGTCAAGGTCTATGACGCACAGGGCAACTTGGTGCGCGACGAGCAGAATGTTCCGCTTACTGAGAAGGTGTTCAAGTGGAGCAATCCCAGCGATTTGCCCACAGATCCCAACAGCCGCGCATTGGTGTTCTTTGACGAGATGAGCGCAGCACCTCCCAGCGTGCAGGCAGCTACCTACCAGGTTATCCTCAATCGCAAGATTGGTACCTATGAACTGCCAGCAGATGTGGTGATTGTTGCCGCAGGCAATCGCGTGAAAGACAAGGGTGTGGCATACAACATGCCTATGCCGCTGGCCAACCGCTTCTCACACGTCACCCTTGACGTCAGCATCGACGACTGGAAAGAATGGGCACTGCTGAACCGTGTGCACAAAGACGT